GCAGACCAACATCTCTCTAAAATTATTACTGAGGGTAATGCTAAAGGTGTTATGTTAGCAGTAGATGGTGGTGGTTGTGCAGGATTAAGATACTCTTGGGAATTAATACCAAGTAAAGAAGAGGATATGTCTTCAAGAGATATGATAAATTTAAATGATGGTTTTTTATATATACATCCTACTGCTACTCTTAGTGTGATAAATACTACTATAGATTTTGTAAGTGATATAGCAGGATCTTCACTTAGAATAACTAACCCTAATGCTACATCTAGTTGTGGATGTGGAGAAAGTTTTTCAGTATGACGAACATGTGGAAACATTATTGTTTAACAGAACATGAAGAGATAGATGTAGGTGAAGATGAAGAATGTAATTGGTGTGGATTAGATGCTGAAGCTGTGTCTATAGATGGATTTAAAGATGCTATAATAGGTTATGGAGAACAGTATACTAAAAAAACTTTACTTGTATATTCTTATATTAAGATATGTGAGATACTAAGAAACCGAGATGGTATGTCTTGGGAAGAAGCAGACGAGTATGCTCAGTTTAATATAGCTAATGTATGGGTAGGTGATAGGACTCCTATGATATTATATCATGAGTTTTGGGAAGGATGGAATGATAAATTTTGGGAAGGAATGGATAATAGATGCGAGCCATAGTTGATATAGAAACAAATGGATTAAGGCAAGAGGTAATAAAGAATAACTATACTATACCTAAAGCTACAAAGATACATTGTATTGTAGCAAAGGATGTAGATACTGGAGAAGTATATCCGTTTCCACCTGATAGGTTAGAAGGTTTTAAAGATTGGGCTTTAGGAGTAGATAAGTTTATTATGCATAATGGTGTGTCCTTTGATGGGTTCATACTTAATAAATTTTTAAATACAAACATAACTCCTAATAAAATAATAGATACTATGTTACTATCACAATTAGTTGATCCTTTAAAAGATGGAGGACATTCATTAAAGATGTGGGGTATACGTTTAGGTTTACCCAAAGGAGACATGGAAAGTTTTGAGGAGTATAGTCCTGACATGTTAGAGTATTGTAAACAAGATGTAGAGATTACTCATGCTTTGTTTAATAGACTGTCTAAGAATCCTGCAGTATCTAAATCATCTTTATTTTTAGAGCAAAAGGTAAGACAAATTATAGATAGACAAGAAGAGAATGGGTTTGCTTTTAATTTAGAAGAAGCTACAAAACTTTTCTGTACTATTGAAGAAGAAAGAAAAGATTTAGAGGACAAAGCATTAAATACTTTTCCACCTAAAGAGATTAAGTTAGTAACTAAAATAAAATATAAACCTTTTAACATAGGGAGTAGACAACAACAAGCAGAGGTTCTAATGAGTAAGGGTTGGAAACCTAAAGATAGAACAGACAAAGGTAATATAATTTTAAATGAATCTATCTTATCTAATATAGATTTACCTGAAGCTAAAATGTTTAATAGGTTTTTATTACTACAGAAAAGGTCAGCTCAAATAAAGTCATGGATAAAAGCTTGTGATTCTGATAACAGAGTAAGAGGTAAGGTAAGAACTTTATCAACTGTTACAGGAAGAACATCTGCTAACAGTCCTAATATGCAACAAGTACCTGCAAACTATAGTCCTTTTGGAAAAGAGTGTAGGAATTTATGGACTATAAGCAATCCTAAAACACATAAACTTGTAGGTACAGATGCTAGTGGATTAGAACTACGTTGTCTAGCTCATTATATGTACAAGGTTGGTAGAGAGGATGCTAAAAAATATACAGATACTATACTAAATGGAGATGTACATACCACTAACATGAAGTTAGCAGGGCTACATAATAGAGACCAAGCTAAAACTTTTATATATGCTTTCTTATATGGTGCAGGAGCTTTTAAGATAGGTAATATAGTAGGACAAGGAAGGTCTGCAGGACAAGCTTTAATTAATAGGTTTTTAGATCGACTACCTTCTTTAGCTTTGTTACGCAAACAAGTTACAGAAGCATCTGCTAAAGGTTCTTTAAAAGGATTGGATGGTAGGAGATTAAAAATAAGGAGTCAACATAGTGCATTGAATACTTTAATACAAGGAGCAGGAGCAGTTGTTTGTAAACAATGGTTAGTTCATATCATGGAGAAAACAATAACAGAAAAGCTAGATGTTAAACTTGTAGCTTCTATTCATGATGAGTATCAGTTTGAAGTATTGAATAAAGATGTTGAAAGATTTTGTAAGATTACTAAGGAAGCTATACATGAAACTACTAAGACATTAGATTTAAAATGTCCATTGGATAATGAATATAATGTAGGTACAACATGGTTAGAAACTCATTGAGTATGAAAAAATTTAATTACAAAATTAGTTCTATTGATTATGTATTGTCAACAGTACAAATTAAATATTGGTGTGAGGGAATGACTGCCTATAATGGTTTTATAGAAAGTATGCCTTTTACTATTAATACAATACAAGATATAACAGAAAAAGAATTTGATTTAAAAGTTTATAACTATGTTAAAGATAATTTTAAAATTCTTTTAATTACATATGAAAATTATAAGAGTGGTAAGTATGATGTTCTAGAGAAGGTAGCAAGAACTGTGAGATCATTAGATGTTGTGTAAAGAACAATACGAAATTAGAAAACCATTACTGTTAGGAAGACAGATACGTAATAGATTTATTATACAAGAAGAACTACATGAAGATGTTTTAATAGAGCTAAAACAAATTGCAGAATTTTATAATATTAAAGATGTTAAAGATTTAATATATACTAAGAAAATATTTTATAGTCATTCTGTATTTATGGTTAATCAAGAAAAGTTTAATTCTTTTACTTACTCTGATGAACACTACAACCATTTTAAATTTGTAGAAAAAAAATTAACAGATTACTATGAAGAAAGAACTCCTCATCTGTTTAATAATAATATATCTTGGGAACAATACAATCCAAAAACTATGGAGTTAGAAAATAGATATTGCTATAAGCATCCATTAGAAACTAAGTATGATTCTAAAGATAAAGAAATAGGTTCTTTAGTTCTTGATGTACCTCCAGCTATTGCTGAGTTAAAAAATAAAATTATTTCTTGTGGAATTTCATTAGAAGATTTTATACCTTTTGCTTGGGGATATAAATCGTATGGTATGTCTGTAGAGTTTCATCCTAAAGAAACTTTATGTGGACTAGGAATATGGATAGAAACAGATTGGTTAGAAACTCGTTGACAATTATTTAAAAGTATGAGATAATTCGTTCTATAATAATAATAATAACTAGGAGAAAATAATAGATGGTTATACAAGGAAAAGCATATTGGGCTGCTGTTAAAAACCCAAACACTACCTTCGATCCAGATGGTATGTGGACTGTAGATGTTTGTAATTTAGATGAAGCTAATCTAAACATTGCAAATAATGATGGATTAATTGTTAAGAATAAAGGTGATGATCGTGGAGACTTTGTTACAATAAAAAGAAAAGTAATGCGTAAAGATGGGCAAAGAAATAAACAACCTGATTTAATAGATGGTCAAAAGAAAATTGTAGATTGTATGATAGGCAATGGAAGTACTGTAAATATTTTATATAGTACTTATGATTGGGAATACAGAGGAAGAAAAGGAACTTCGGCTGACCTTAGAACTGTTCAGGTTTTAGATTTAGTACCATACAAAGATGGTAATGATGATGAGCTAAAAGAAATTCCAGGTTCATTCTCATCTAATGATGCAGTAGCTGAAGACGACATTAACTTTTAATTAATCCAAAGGATTGGGAGGAAACTATTGAAAAATATTAATACTTTAGTTGAAGATATCTATGACCTCTTTACGAGGGATGGTGGACCTCCCATTCCAAAAAAAGAAGTAGATAAAGAAATAGAAATATTTCTAGATGAATTAAGAGAACACCTAACAGATTTTTTATATGCTAAAAAAAGATCATCAACTAATTTAAGATTATCTTTAGTCGGAAAACCTAGTAGACAAACATGGTATGAATTAAATAATAAAAAAGAAGAAACTTTTTTAACAGCTCCAACAAGAATAAAGTTTTTCTATGGACATTTATTAGAATCATTACTACTTTTATTTACTTCTTTATCAGGACATACTGTTACAGGTAAACAAAAAAAATTAATAGTGGAAGGTGTTGAAGGACATCAAGATTGTTTAATAGATGATGTAGTTGTTGACTGTAAGAGTGCTTCACCTTACTCCTTTAAAAAGTTTAGTACAGGACAGTTAACAACAGATGATCCCTTTGGTTATGTAGGACAACTCTCTGCTTATGCTCAAGCACAAGGTAAAAAGGAAGCTGCTTTTTTAGCCATTGATAAATCTGGTGGAGATATAACACTTCTTAAATTACATGATATGGAAATGATTGATGCTAATGAAAGAGTTAAATACCTTAAAGAAATGGTTAAGAAAGATAAACCTCCTGCTAGGTGTTATGGGGATTTGCCTGATGGAGTTAGTGGTAATCGTAAACTTGCTGTCGGTTGTATTTATTGTTCTCATAAACGTGAGTGTTGGAGTGATGTTAATCAAGGCAAAGGACTTCGTTTGTTTAAGTATGCGAAGGGCACTCGATTTCTTTCGAATGTTGTTAAAGTACCTGACGTGGAGGAGATAATTGAGTGGTAGTCATTGGTATGATTATCATACTAAAGAAGTCTTCGTTGTTAATTTAAATAAATTTGGATTTGTATATGTTATAACAAACACTAAAAATAAAAAAAGATATGTAGGATGTAAACAATATTTTATAGGAAAAACTAAGAAGGAATCTAAGTGGGAATCTTATATGGGTTCTTCTAAATATTTAAAGGCTGATATAAAAAAGATAGGTAAGAAACATTTTAAGTTTGAAGTTATAGCAGAGTATGTAAACAAAAGAAGTCTACGATACTATGAAGCATACTACCAAATGAAATGGGATGTACTTACTTCTACTATTCCAGGTAGTGATGAGCCTGCATTTTATAATTCTTATGTAGGTGGTAAATGGTATAGACCTGTTGAGAGTTATCGAGATCCTGAATATATAAAGACTCTTACAGAGTCTATAAAGTTTAGAACAAAACCTATGAGGTGCACAAAAGAAAATGGTGAAGTAGTGATCTTTAAAAAATGTAAAGACATGACAGATGCAGGGTATGATCATGGGACTCTTTCACATATGGCTAATGGTGGCTATCAAAAACAAACACGTGCTAAAAAAGGATATATCTCCAGAACAAAACATAAAGATATAGTTAAAGCAGAGTATATAGATGACTACAAAGATTGATATAGAAGCAGGAGTTAGCATTGGTAAGTCTAATGAAAGAGTTTTATTTATTGCAGTAGTGTTACAAGCTTTATTAGATGCTACTAAACCAGAACTATCTAATGAATCTAAAACAGCAATACACGCAAGAGAACGAGCAACTGCTTGGTTCTTTGCAGAAACAGGAGTTACATGTGAAAATTTTAAATATGTTTGTGACATGGCAAATCTCAATGCAGAATACACTAGAGGTTTTGCATACAAAGTTATTAAAGATAAAGAGGTACTTTATATTAGAAAAAAAATTAACTACTTACTCAAAGGAAATTGATCCTTATGAAACTTTACATGAATATGGGGATGGTATAATGGGAACTATTGAAAGAGGAATGACAAGAGAAAGTCACGAACAATATATGTATAGACGTAATCAAGAAGATCAAGCTATTGATAAAAAAAAACTTAAAGCTCTTGAGAAACAAGTAGGTGGTAATCACTATAAAGATTTTAAAATTATGCCTATTGAATATATAACTAAAAATAAACTTGACTTTTGTGAAGGTAATATAGTAAAATACATTTCACGACACGAGAAAAAAAATGGAGAAGAAGATATTAGAAAAGTAATTCACTATGCAGAACTAATATTACAACAGAAGTACGGAAAGGATTTTTAAATGGCATCTTTACTAGGAAGTAATTACTTGCCTACTGAGTACCAATCATTCATTCACATGTCTAGGTATTCACGTTGGTTAGAAGAAGAAGGTAGAAGAGAAACATGGGGTGAAACTGTAGGTAGGCTTATATCTTTCTTTAAAGAACATATAGCTACTAATTATAATGGGGTTATTAAAAATGAAGAATGGAATGATATAGAAGAATATATTCTATCTTTACAAGTCATGCCTTCTATGAGAGCTTTGATGACTGCAGGTAAAGCATTAGATAGAGAACATGTATCAGGTTATAACTGTTCTTATATT